GGATTACCTCGCCAGAGTTCAGACCAGGGACTCTCCTGTCCCTCGTGTCGCTACTCCCATCGGTCCCACCACCCAGGAAGTTCAGCATTACACTGATGCTCTTGAGAATGTGATCAGAGCATGCAAAGGCAGGGTGGAAGGGAAAGCTAAACCATTCAAACCCAGTGACAAAGTATATGCGGGCATTCTATCGGTGCAGCGTGCACTGAAGGATCATGTTTTCACGAAACGGAGGGTCCAGCAATGGGCCGCAGACAATCCCTGTCTGAATGAATTAGTTTCGAAGAAATGGTCCCAACGTACTGTTGAGAATGCATTAGATATGTTGATGTCAACCTCGGCCAATCAGCATTTTGTGAAATGGGCTGTCTCTATCAAGGATGAGATTTTAGCAAAAGGGAAGGAACCACGTATGATTATGTCATGCGGTGGTGCCGGACAGCTCTGTGCTTTGTTGACAGTCAAATGTTTCGAAGATTTGTACTTTGATCATTTTGAACGTCGCAGTATAAAGCACCGGCCCAAGATGGTCGCAATGAGGGAAGTGGCTGAAAAGATGAGATATGGTCATGTGTATGAGAATGACGGATCTGCGTGGGATGTTACGGTATCCCCGGAGCTCCGTCACACATTGGAAGATCCAATTCTCGAGCACATTGCAATGTTGTTGTTCAGCCATGGTAACTTTGAGTTGATCACTTGGGATATGCAAGAGGCTGATTTGGAAGATCGCAGGAAGGATCAGATGAAAGCTTCGTTCAATAAGCACGGTGCGCGGGCATCCATCATTGTTCGTGCATTCCGGAAATCCGGCGACCGTGGTACTTCTGCGCTCAACAATTTAGTCAATTTGACATTGTGGAGCGCGATGGTATTGGACGATCCGGCACAGGTTGTTTACAAACCAAGTGCCAGGAAGTACAGAATCAACGGACAGAATACTGATTTTGCGTTCTTTTATGAGGGTGACGATTCTATAGTTAGTTGCGGACAGAGATTGGATGTTGATCAATTGACCAAAGAATGGGAGAGAGCAGGGATGCGACCTAAATTGTTTCATCGGAAGAAGGGTGATGCATGGACGTTTTGCGGGGTGAACGGAATCGCCGGCACCTGCGCTGAGCCAGTTCCCCAGCTTGCGAGAAACATCGCTTCCAGTGCTTATTCTGTGTCGCAGGGTTTAGACACCGGTCTCGCTCGGGCTATGACTCTTGTTGGGAGGGTGGAGAATTTTAGGGATTCTTGCCCAGTGTTTGCTCACTATTTTGCTTGCATTGCCAGGCACCATTTGCAAGGTTGCACTCTCAAGTCTGTTCCGATGGACCGAGAGAGTCAGATGCAGATCTATGGTGATTACGACGATTCGAGGACGGTGAACATTGAGGATCTGCTGGTCGTAGACAACAGAACATCGACCAAAGGTACCGACGTCATCCAGGCAGCATGTGGTGCACCGCTCACGCAGGAACTGGTTTCCGCGATTGCGGGCTTGGACACTTTAGGTCCCGAAGATACGTGGATTTTCCGCCATATGCCGGCGGAGTGGTTCCATGTTGAGGTCTGAGGGCACATGCATTAATTCGTCTGCGGACGGGAAAGGATCACAGATAGCATGCAC